GTGTGCTCTTCCGTCTGGGACGCAGAGGCGCGGTGGGCAAAAACTCAGAATAACTATGTGCTTTAGAGTGCAGGTGCGTTAGAATGCACATAAATACTTAAACCTACCCCCTAGTTTAAATTTAAAATGAGTTTGAGAATATGTTAAAAGCAGGTTCGGAAAATAAAAAAATAATTTTGCATCTAATATCAATATTAGATTTTAGACATGATGGTTTAAAATCCGCATTGGTTGAGTATTATTGTGTTGGTGGTAAAAGCATTGAGATTGCTAAAATTAATGGTACGCATACTGGGAACTTATACCGTGCGATGAAAAGATTGAATAAGTTGGTTGATGATATTGAGATATTACAAAAAATGAGATTAGGTTTACTATGAGTAAAATTGACGTTTCTAATTTATACACTGTAGGGGAGTCAGTAACTCTCAATCAACTGACAACATTGTTAGGCATGACGAGTAATAAAATAAAAGGGTTTATTGCGTTAGGATTGCCACATGTTGTTAATGGTCACACAACTGTTTTTGACACTGTTGCCACAGTACGTTGGATAGTTTCCCACGAAGTAAACCAAGCCATGAATCTTGATGAAGAATTTATGAGTGGCATGGAGGCAAAAAGAAGGGGTGAAGTAGCCAAGGCGCTCATGGCGGAGTTACAGTTAGCCAAGGAACGTGAACAATTGGCTAATATTGAAGATTTGATGATGAATTTTACGAGCGCATTAATACAAGTCAGAGCAAAGTTAGTTAGTCAGCCATCAAGATTAAGTGGGATATTATCTCACCAAGATCAAAAAGAAATTAACCGTTTGTTAGAGGCTGACTCACAAGAAATGTTAGAAGTTTTATCGGAATATAAACATGAATATACTGGAAACGAGTCAAGAAGCACAACTGAAAATATCAGAGTTGATAACCCTCGCATTCCTCCAATGCCTAAAGCCGCCCCCAAAACTTGACTTAGTAGAATGGGCTGATACATACAGATACTTACCTGACAACAGCGCGGAGTCAGGCAGGTGGAAAACAAGTAGGGTGGAAGCGGCGAGACAACCAATGTTGAGTATAAGTAATCCTGACGTACAAGAAATAACAATAATGTGCGCCATACAATTTATGAAAACTGAATTGATGATAAACACGGCGCTGTATTACATGCATCAAGAGCCAAGCCCTATAATTTACGTTGCCCCAAAAAAAGAAACAGCCGAAGCATGGTCAAAAGAACGCTTGGTTAAATCGGTTAATGCTACACCTGTGGTGGCGGATATCTTTACCGACAACAGAAGAGGTGAAGGTAACACGATTACCCAGAAACAATATCCAGGTGGGCAGATAAGTATTGTTTCTGCTCGTAATCCAACTGACTTGGCTATGAGGGCTTGTAGGGTTGTTTTACTGGATGAAATCGACAAATACCCTGTCAATGTTGGGTCGGGTGAATCGGGGTCTGGTGGTGAGGGAGACCCCATTGCTGTTGTTTGGGGTCGCGCGACAACCTACGGTGGGCGTGCTAAAAAGGTTTCGGCGTGTAGTCCTACAGTTGAGGGTAAATCAAGGATTGATGCTGAATACCGAAAATCAAATATGCAAGAGTTTTATCATGTTTGCCCTCACTGCGACCATGCAAAAGTGTTGATGTGGACTGATGTTAAGATACCTAAAAATGAAAAAGGTGAAATGCAACACGAAGGGGCGGCAATTGTTTGCAGTGAGTGTGGTGCAGAATGGAATGAATCAGATCGACACAAAGCTATTCGTAATCATTTTTGGGTGGCGAAAAAACCCGAAGTAACATGGCATCATGGGTACAAAGCAAGTAGTTTATGTTCACCGTTTACGCCTGTAGTCACATTGGCCAAAGAATTTGTTGACGCTCAAGGCAGTCAAGAGAGTTTAAAAGCTTTTCGTAATACACGTATGGCCGAAACATGGAAAGAGGTAGGAGAACGTCCTGAGTGGAAGAAATTGTACGACAGGAGAGAAGATTACCCTGTGGAAGTGATACCTGACGGAGCTTTGTTGGTGACTTGTGGTATTGACGTTCAGAAAGATTATATAACGGGCGAGGTTGTGGGTTGGGGGAGACGCAAAGAATCTTGGTCGATCGAGGAGTTTGTCATTCATGGTAAAATGGAAGAAGAAGAATTGCAGGAAAAGTTGTCGGCATTTTTGGAACGAACTTATGCTAATTCAGCAGGTTTAGAAATACCGATAATGAAGACCTGTATTGACTCAGGTTACAACACTCAAGAAGTTTACGGGTTTGTGCGTAGTTACAACTCTGATTCGGTGGTTGCAATTAAAGGTGGTAATGACGGGTTAAAAACCATTATTGGCACACCTTTGCCTGTTGATGTTAAAGTCGACGGGAAAAGAATATCGAGAGGATTGATGTTGTGGCATGTTGGTTCAAGTGTTATAAAAGAGCAATTATACCGTTGGTTTAGTGCTGAAAAACCAACGGATGAACAGTTATCGACCAGTGACGGTCGTTATCCTTCGGGTTATTGTCATTTTCCGATGTATTCTGAGGAATTTTTTAAGCAAATTACAGCCGAACAATACACAATGAAAGTTGACAACAGAGGTTTTCACACCTATGTTTGGGATAATATGCGAAAAGACAATCACAAATTGGATTGCCGAGTTTATGCGAGAGCCGCCGCGTCCATGTTACAAATAGATAGAATGAATGAAGAAAATTGGTTAGAATTGGAAAAAATATACTTACCCAAGCAAAATAACACTGACCCCAAGCCTAAAAAGCGTAGGCAAGGAAGGTTTATAAAGAGAAACCGATGACTACTAAATCACAACTTGAAGAATTGGAAAAATCTTATTATGCAGGAGTGTTAAAGGTTCGTGAAGGTGACACATGGATAGAATATCAATCCATGTCACACATGCGTATTGCGATACAGGATGCAAAAGCTGAATTGAATAATACCCGACCAAAAGGTTCACACTTTGTGAAAACGAGTAAAGGTTATGAATCGAATAGATAAAGTTATAAGTTATTTCAGCCCATCATTAGGGTTGAAGCGTTCACAAGCACGAATCGCAACTGATGCGATTAGAAATTATGATGTTGCAAGTCGTGGACGTAGAAACGAAGGTTGGTACAGACCTAACACAACCGCCGCAGATGAGCTTTCTAAGGCTTTTCAGATCGGTGCGGCATCGGCGCAAGAGTTATGTCGTAATAACCCATTAGCGGGCAAAATAAAGCGTATTTGGAGTGGTAATATAGTCGGTGCAGGGATACAGCTTGACATAAAGGGTGATAACGACATAAAAGTTGGACTTTTTCAAAAAGATTACGATTTATGGTGTAATTCAACCACATGTGATTATGAAGGCCATTACAATTTGTACGGGCTACAATGGTTGTGGGCTAATACTATTGTTGAATCAGGGGCAGTGTTTATTCTAAAACGTATAAATTCTAGTATGAAAATACCTTTACAATTGCAGACTTTAGAACAATCCCAGTTAGACCGAGGTAAAAATGGTGAGTATATTCGTGATGGGATTGAATACACCAATAATGGTGCGATAAAAGGGTATTGGTTTATTATCGACAAAACTCAAAGAATCACTGAGTCGAAATTTTACCCTGCAAGCGCTGTTCTTCACGTTTTTAGAAAAGAGCGTGTAGGTCAACATTTAGGCATGACTTGGCTTGCGCCTATTGCCACCTTGTTGCGTAATTACGATACATATATGGATGCCAAGTTGATGCAACAACAGATTGCGGCGTGTTTCGCTGTGATCGTTGAGAACGCAAGCAGTAATTTAGGTAGTATTTCACCTGACAATCAACTCCCTGACACCATTGAATCGGGTATGATTGAATATGTTGACTCAGGGACTATCCCGCACACTATATCACCTCCTAAAGCTGATAATTCTTCACAATTCGATGATTCAATAAAGGGTGACATTGCCGCAGGTGTTGGTTTAACAAGAGAACAATTGACAGGTGATTTTTCAAAAGTTAACTTCGCTTCGGGTAGAATGGCTAAAAATGAATTTAACTATGATTTGGATTATGTTCAAAAAGTCATGTTCAAACCTGCTTTAGAAGGTGTTTTTAATTGGGTTTCTAGTTTGTATCAGATTAAAAACGGTGTTGGTGACTATACTTCTGATTGGACTTTCCCGACACGTTCGGCGGTTAACCCTAAAGAAGAATTTGAAGTGTTGATGTCAAAAGTAAGACACTCCATGATGTCCCCATCAAAAGCCGCAAAATTAAGTGGTGAAAAATTAGATGTTATTGTGAAACAATGGGTGAAAGATAAAGAATTGTTCGGTGACTTGGTTTTTGATATTGACCCAAGTCTTTACGCCGCAACAGGAAACCAATTAAATAACAATGACGCGGCGAGTGCCAATAATGATAACCAAGGTGTGAAATAATGTCGAGATTACATAAACCTTATTGGAAAAGAATGTTAATCTCATTAGATCAAACATTCTTGAATGTATTACCTAGTCCTCTGCTTAATTGGTGGTTAGAACCTGCTCATCCTTTTGGTCTTGAGGATGAAACCTTATCAAGTGTCATGGGAAAGAACCTAGAATTTTGCTCTGTATGTAGAGTAGTTTGCAAAGTTGTATCTTTTTTCTTTAGACAAAACACCCATTGTAAAGACTCTATTGAGCGGGATGAAGTTTAATGGAAAATGAGCTACTTAAAAGATTATTACAACACGTCAGTAGTGTATCATTAGCTGTGACTGTTATAAGTTTATACTTGATGGGTGATACAAAATGGTTAGACCCGTATTTACCTGAGAATGGTAAATTTCTAATACTTTGTTTACTCATCGGTTTGGTTGTGGTTTATGAATTATCTATTTTGGGTGCTAAACGGATAGATTGCAAAGTTGGTAAGTTAGACTTAAAAGTGCAAGAAGTGTTATTAAATATGGAAATAAATAGCCTTGTTCAAGCTGTGAATGGGTTATATGGAAGATTTTTAGCCAGTGGTGATGAATTTATAACCAATGAATACACTATAAAAGAATTATCGGATTTGACCGACAAACGATTGAGGCTTGGTGTCAACAGTTATACACAAGGCAGATTAGAATTTTTAAACAGTAAGATTAAATTAGGGTAAAAATAATGAAGATTTCATATTTTTTACTATTAATAACATTGTCTATAAACGCTCAAGCGGCAACTATCTTCTGGACTAAACCATTACCTGTTGCCGATATAACTTACACTAAAGTATTTTTATATTGTCAGGGTAAAGAAGTTGGTAGTGTGCCTGTGAGAACTACTAGAATTTACACTAATAGCACAACTATGAATAAATCAGGTGTTAATACTTGTTATGTTAAGTCTGCGGGTTACTTAACTTCTGATATCGGAAAAAACCTAATTTATTCTATTCCATCAAAATCTATAACGTTCAAATTAGTTAATGGTACATTGGTTAAAGCTGTACCATTAACTCCTACGGGTTTAGGTATAAAATAGATGGCTAGAGTAGTCAAAAAGATTAATGGTAACGGGTTAGCCGTAGCTAATGTAGTTACTATTGACCTACCTGTACACACTACAGGTGATGTTATACAAATATTTGTAGGTGTTAATACAGGTACGTTAACAACTCCTGCTAGTCTATCACAAGACGGATATGTAAACGGAGGAGAGGACTTATATTCATTTACACATGTAGGTGAGGCTATACCTTTAACATCGATCGCTATAACAAGCTCTAACGCAACAACAGAATTCACATATCATATTTATGTGTGTAAGGGTGTGCCTACTACAGCTTATGTATCGGCTTATCAACCATTATATGATAGTGCTAATACAGGTACTCCTACAGCTACAGCACTATTACCATTAGACGACAATTGCCTTGTGTTTGCGTGTGCAGTGGGTGGGGGTAATATTACAACACTTCCGCCTGTAGGGTGGTTCGATGGCGGGTGTTCCAATTCTAGCAGTTCAGGAATATCATCCTCTTCTGCTTATATTAATCAAGCTACAGCGGCAACAACTGGGGCTATTAAGTTCCCACTAGGCTCTGATATAAAAGATAGGTTCAGCTACATAGTTATAGCATTAAAATCTTCTGATGCTTCCATTGAAGCTATGTGTTCGGGAGTTCCTGCAAATATCATCCATGCTATGGGCAATGACTGCGGACACGATGGCATAGGTGAAGTAAACCTTTCAGCTACGATAACAACTGTTGGCGCGACATTCACTACTCGTAATGAAGCAGGAACAGAAGTAATCGGTGGTTTAATCGATGGGTATAGAAATGCATCAACACGTACAGGTAGCTCAAGCTTTACAGATCAAGCGATATTACAAGTAACGCCCCTAGCTTCTGCTAAAGATTTTACCAATATGAAGCTTAGTATTGCGCCTGTCTATCTAGGTAAGCGTACACCTAGAACCTACGCGGATTATGCTAGTTTCTTTGGTCTATATGACAGTGTAGCAGGAGCTTGGAGGATTTGGCGTATAAAGTCTAATGACTCAATACCAAGCATTAAAACCCGCACCATGACTGTCTTGGATGTCTCAGGTGGGTATGAGGATGAGACGGTAGGTGCATTTAGCTTAACAGCTATTACACATATTTTCTTTGGTAGGGTCATTGAGAAGAATGCAGGGTCACAGGAGATGTGTTGGTATCCTATCTATGATTTACAAACAATTAAGGTTATTGGTGGTAATGCGACAAGACCTGTTAACTTTCAAACAGCGGTAGACCTTGCCAAAACAGCAGGGTTAAACACTGTACAGAATCAATCAGGACAGTCTCTAGGTCAGTTCTACGCCACACAAAGTATATCAACAGGTGATGGCTCATCCCCTACGGTATGGGATAGCACAGGTCAATCTATAGAATTCCCATCTGCTTTAGATATTGCTAATGGACGAGTTCAAAGCAAGATAGCTCAAGCGTCATTGGCTTACAGTATTGATAGTGATGCTGTAGTACCTAGTAACACGTTTAACATGGGTGACTATCATCAGTTTAATTACGTAAGTGGGGCTGTAACAGGAGCAGGACTTGTACTAAACGGTACAGTAAATCTATCGAATGTTACAGGTGCTATGAAAGATTGGACGTTTGCCGATTGTATTTCATTTAGTAATGTCTGTGATATGTCGGCAGGTAACAGCTATAAGAATATAATTAACCCAATAACGATAGATTCCGAAGCGGCTCTATCGTTATTGGGGAATGGAAATTTTGATAATTCTACATTAATTATCGTTGGAGACCAGTCGGGGATATGGGCTGACAAGATTTTAAAGTTTTCTAATAATGTAAAGGATATTGAGTACACGGGAACTACACCTTTCAGATTAATGTCATCCACTCCTATAACAGTTAATAATAGTAACACTGGGATACTTACTATTGACACACCCCAACCAACACTAACAATTACGGGTTTTATATCTGGGTCTATTGTTTTAATCCATGATTTAGATAGTGCTGACCCACAAGATAAGGGCACAGAGCTTTTAAGAAATAATAATGCTATTTCCGATATTGCTTATATAGGTACTGCGAGTAATATAGTATCTATATCGGCGTATAAGTCAGGGTATAAACGATTTTATGCCGAGTACACAATAGCTCCTACCGATGCTACTTTTACGATTAACCAAGAACTAGAGACAAACTAATGGCCACAATAACTAGAGATAATTTTAATAACGCAGGTTCTAAATTGGTTCGATCTAGCCAAAGTAGAAATGGTGGGATACCTGACGGTAATGTGTTTATTGACACACCGAACGATGTTGTTGAGTTGATGGATGTTTCAGAAGTGCCTACACTTTCGGCTGATGCAGGTTCAGCAAATGCCTTGACCACCGTAGACAAGGTTGACTCTCTGGCTTTGTATTTCTTTTTATTGAAAGAAGTTGAATTAGACCCTTCATTGCAGAAGTATCGATTTATGATGGATGCCGTACCTAACAGAATGGGCAAGTTAGTAGGAGCAACCGCATTTTTAAACGGTGTTACACTAGCCGCAGGTGATGAAGCTAAAATATCGAACTCTGGTTTTACAGAATTTGCTTTAGACGGTAGTATTTCGTCCGTGTTTCATGGGGTAAAAGCTTTAAACCTTATAAGCCCTACTGGACAACCATTTTATCAATTAGTGGCAACACCTGTTACAGAGGCCACTCGACAAGCCGCAACACCTGTTAATTTTTCTAATGTAGGTAAAATTAATGATGTTATTAAAACTTACACTAATGGTGGTGCTGATTTAAGGAGTTACGCATTAATATTAGGCGTAAGAGATTTTGGTTACACCATTGGTGAGACAGACAGTGTAAAGACGGGTATCACAGAATTGGGTGCGTATTCTCAAGGCTATGGTATAGGTAACACGTTAGTTCCTGAAATAAGTGTATTAACAGAGGCCGATGTGTATGGTGCAGGTATTGTAGCACCATACACAGGTCTTGCTTTTAATAGAGACAACCCTGTAAATAGTGTATCTGTCGGGGTGTTTAATGAGGGTGTGGCTACGTTTACTGATAGAATAACCAATACTGGTGGTGCGACATTACTGCAAGTGAGAGCTTGGTTAGATAAGTTGATGCAACAGGATGTTGATGTAAATAGTGGCACGGATGTTGTTACTTTTTTGCCAAAAAGAGCAGAACCTTTATATAATATAGATTCACAAGGACGATTGGTCACTCGAAAAGGTTTGATGATTGAAGGATTATCTGCGTCAGACCAACAAGGGGTTGTTTTTACAGACGACACAGGGTCAACTTTTACCTACCCGTTTGCTGTAGGTATCGAGATAACCTTGTCGGGTGCTTGGTATTCTGATACTAACCAATTTTACAGAATAATGTACGCTAATGGTGGTGGGGCAGGTGATGATTTCGATACTTCGGGGGCTATCACCGCTACAGCAACTAATGCAGATGCTAACAATGCTAACTCATTGTTGATGAGTGGGGATAAAACAGACAGCAGGATTACTTCGACTCCCGATGTTGACGGAAATCACAAACTCACGTTGACTTATGATTATGACGGCAATAGCGAGGCATCTTTGTCATCAAGCATTGATAAATCTTTGATTTTAAGAATAGGTGGAGGAACTACTTCTAAATCCAAAGTAGTTCCTATAACTGTCAAGCGTGTAGCCACAATTCCTGTAGATGCAACAACCGATTCCGAGACTAACTAATGTTGGAAGCTTTACGGACAGGTGTCATTGAAATTGACACTGCAAAAATCAATGACGCTCAGTGGATAGTTGCGACCATACAGAAATTGAACATCGACTCAAGCGGAACTATTGTATCTGAGAAAATTCGGGATGGTAAAGTATTCCGTAAAGCTTCTGATGTTGCATTGGAGGTGATTACATTCACCGACCCTGTAACTAAGCAAGAAATCACTATGTCAGTAGCAGGAATGGCAACAGGCATAAAAGCATTAATGGTTAAATGGATATTGGAAGATAACCCCACAGCCACTTATGATAAAAATCTTGGGATGGTTATTTTATAATGACTCAGGTTGCCAGTATTAATTTTGCAACGAAACGCATTAATCTGCATAGTGACACCGTTATCAATGGGTTTGACTGTATCGCCGCGTATTTTGAAATTAATACTATTATAAATAACACCCCTGCATATCAACGTTATTCCCACATGCTTAGTGCCGAGGGGAATATCAACAAAGGTGGGGGCGTATTTACACCTAAGTATGCATTAAGTGAGTCAGGATGGCTTTATCGCCCCTATGATTTGGTTTCGCACACTCTGAAACTTCTTGTTGAACCCGTGTCTAAAGACGGGTTAAGTGGTCGTGATGTGTTCGACAGATTTGGCCTAACTGTAGTGGTGAACATTGATGAAGTCTATGAAAAAGTTGAAATAAGGGAAGTGAACACAGGTAGTGGTGTAAATGCTCAAGACATTATTGACATAGCCAATAAAAGTCGTGACGTGTTACTTGCTACTGAGACTTTCCCATAATGAACCTTTGGCAGATCATAACAAATAATAGCACTTTACCCATTCAGTCAGGTAACAACCTTTGGTTACATCTTAATAACCAACAAGGTGTCAGTACAGGTGGTCTTGTTCCCATACCTTATTCTGATATAATTATAGAGGATAAAGTTGATAGTGTTACATTTATTGATTATAGTGACGTTATAACCTTGTTGGAAGAACGAATACCGTCTATAACTATGGAAGAACAACTAATCATATTGAGTTTTGAAGAATGACAACAATAGTTAGATTCACAGGTGATGATGACCCTCATGCGCTTTTATTGCAGATAAAAAAGATAACTGAAAGTGAGGCAACACCGCTTGACTTAGATTTAATATCGACAGTTCAATTTGCATTTAAAAAAGATGACAGCACTGTTGTTGTTTATACTTGTACGAAAGATGCTGTTGCAAAATCGGGGATTATTTATATTCCTTTTACTTCTGCTGACACATTGATTGCTTCATCACAAGGTTTGGATTATGACGTGCAAGTAGTGTGGGTTGCTAATGGTAAGAAAAAAACATTAGGCAAAGGTTTGTTGATATTAAACGAAGATGTAAATAAGAGTTAATTATGGCTACCAAAATAAAATCAGTAAAAAATCAATGCAGAGCTATTGCTTCGTTTTTACCTAAAACCGTAAACGAAAAAGACAGAACAATACAAGTTGTATTGACAACAGGGCAACAGGGTAAACGGTATGATTGGAATACCGATACTGAGTATCTTGAAGAACTCGATGTTACCCCTCAGTCAATTAACACTGAACGATTAGACCGTGGTCTTTCTGTAATTAACGACCACCAAAAATATAATGGTGTCGATGGTGTTTTCGGTATTACAGAAGATTACGTTATTGAAAATAACCAGATTATAGCTACAGTAAGATTCGCTTCTGACGCTGATAGCGATATAAAATTTCAAAAGGTGCGTGAAGGTATATTGAAGCATGTAAGCTTAGGCTATGCTGTTACTGAATACACTCCGATACCTCAAACAAGTGGTCATTTACCTGTTGTGAGAGCAACAAACTGGACACCTACTGAGTTATCTTTTGTGATAACACCTTTTGAAACCACCAATGGTGTCAGAAATAACTCTGACACTGATTATTATGAAATTAAAATTAAAGAGGAAAATATTATGACCCTTGCTCAACTTCGCGCCGCGTTAGCGGATGCTCAAACGAGAGGCGCACCTGCGGATGAAATCCAAGGGTTACAGCGTCAAATTGATGCGTTATCACCACCTGCTACTCCTGCTACTCCTGCTACTCCTGCTACTCCTGCTACTCCTGCTACTCCTGCTGTAGCGGCAGAACCAGTACGTGCTATTGCTACTCCTGCTACTCCTGCTGTTGATTTGGATAAAGTTCGTTCAGCAGAAAGAGGTAGTCTACAACCAATGATTGACGCGTGTCGTTCAGCAGGTTTGAAAGATGAGTTTGCTATTGCAAATTTCAATCAAGGTGTGACGTTAGACGCACACCGTGGGTTGGTTATTGATGAACTGGGTAAAGAAAGTTCTGAAAATATTATCCGAACTGCGGCAACATCATTAAATGGTGACGATAATAGTGACCAAAAAGAACAAACTCGAAAAGCTGTAGAAAGTGCTTTAGCATATCGCGCGGGTGATAATTCTATTGAATTGACTGACAATATTCGTCAATTCTCAGGTTTAACTATGCACGAGACCGCACGAGCATTGCTTTCTGCACAAGGCGTTAACACAAATATGATGTCTCGTATGAAAGTTGCCGAACGTGCTTTTCATTCAACTTCGGATTTTCCTTTAATCCTTGAAAATGTAATGAATAAAAATCTTCAAGCGGCATATACTGAGACACCTCAAACTTTTGCCGACTTAGGCCGTAGAACTACGGTAAATGACTTTCGTGAAAAACACACTTATAACCTTGGTTCTGCTCCTAATTTATTACCATTGGGTCAACATGGTGAGTACAAAGCAGGTACTTTTGGTGAAGGTAAAGAAAAGTACAGTATCGCCACTTACGCACGTAAGATAGGGTTTACTCGTCAAATGCTTATCAACGATGACATGAGTGCGTTAGATCGTGTTCCTGCTATGTTTGGTGCGGCAGGTTCGCGTTTAGAATCAAACATTGTTTGGGGTCTAATCCTTGGTTATGATTTCTTTACAAACACGGCAGTTCCTACATTGATGGGTGATGGTTTAGATGTGTTCCATGCGAATCATGGAAACTTGTTGACAGCAGGTTCAGCATTCAGTAAAGCCGCATTGTCTAATCTTCGTAAGCTTGGTCGTAAGCAGAAAACTCATGGTGGCGAATTTATGAATGTTGTTTATGACACATTGGTAATTCCTGAAGATATCGAAACCACTGTTGATGAAATCATTACACAAACCATCTTGGCTTCTGTAACTGGTGAAACTAACCCATTCCGTGGTAAGTTTATGCCTCGTGTAGAACCTCGTTTGAGTCAAGTTTCACAAACAGGTTATTATGCTTTTGCTAAAGGCATGGAAACTTTCGAGTACGCTTATCTTGCAGGTGAAGAAGGTATGCACACAGAAGCCAGTACATCTACCGATATCGATGGTATGGAAATCAAAGTTCGTAAAGATTTTGGTGCAGGTATGATTGATTATCGTGGCATGGCTAAAGCAACAGGCGCGGCTTAATTAAGTTTAGGGGTGTAAAAACCCCTTCTCTTTAACTTTATTTATTTAGGAAAATATTATGAAAAATTATATTCAAGACGGTGATACATTAACTGTTATTGCTACCGAAACAATGGTGTCAGGTAAAGCATACAAAGTTGGTGATTTATCGGGTGTTGCGGCTATTAATGCCGCCATTGGTGAAGAATGTCAACTTGTAACCGAAGGTGTTTTTGATTTAACTAAAACTGCGGCAGACGTAATTGCACAAGGTGAAAAGTTGCATTTAAACACCACAAATGGTGAGTTGACTACTGTTGACGCGGGACATTTCTTATTCGGAATCGCTACCGAAGCTAAAGGAAATGGTGATTTAACTGTTCCTGTGCGAATCATTCAATCTGCTTCTGCGGCAGGTGCGGCATCTTAATACAAGATGTTTAATGATGTTATCAAAAGGGCTTCTAACACTGTTCAATCGGTGTTAGGAGCTTCTTTGCTTTATCGTAAACATGGTGGTGATACTGTAAATGGAATCCGAATCATACTTGATAAAAATAAAGCTTTTAAAGACGATTATGGTGTTATTTCAGGCTATAGTGTAGAAGCTTCATTTTTGAAAAGTGAAATTGAAACTGTGAATGTTCAAGATGAGTTTGTTGAACTGAACGGTGACACATGGCGTATAACAGGTGTTGTCAGAGAGACAACGGCAAAGTGGTACGTGGATGTAGTCAAAATATAATGGCAAAGTACACGTCAAAAGATTTTCAAACCTTGGTTAATAATATTAAAGGTAAAGATGTTATTGTATTAAAAGCAACTAAAAATACAATAGACAGGTCTGCAACATTTTCAGTTAACACGGCTATAAAGTTGATAACTGATGAAGTTAATCTCAGTCGTCAATACCTTAAATCTGGGATTAATTATGTCAAACGCCCATCCAACAATGATTTGACCGCCGTTGTAAGGGCTAATGTAAGGGCTACATTATTGGAGAGATACCCTCATAGTGTTTATGGTGGAAAAGGATTAGGAAAAGGCAGTGTTGGTGGTGGTACAGTAAGTGTTAATAAAGGTAAATCAACCTTTATTAAAGGATTAAGATATGTGACTTTGAAAGGTTCGGGAGAACGTGTCATTGGTTTATCTAATATAGACGCACTAAAGCATTTCCGAGCGAACCTATACAAAGGTAAGGGTGCTACACCTTTGAAGGTGAAGAAATTGCAACAGATAAATTTGAGGGCAAAGAATAACCCTTATGGCAGAACACCATTGCACTCAAGAAGTATTAACCAATTGTTTGAGAGTGCGAGAGTTGACTTACAACCCGACCTTAAACAATTCATGCAGGATAATTTTTTAAAAGAATTCAACAGGTTAAACAAATGAGTGACATAGATGACATTATAGCTAATGACGTTATAGCTAAAATCACGGCTATAACGACAGCTAATGGTTATGCCAATGACGTGAGTTCATTAGATGGTTGGATGGTTCACTACGCCAGTGATTTACTGTCTGGTGCTAATGGGCTTTCATTCCCCGCAGTAGCGGTGCAACCGTTGTCCGACACACCTACACCTAACAGTTCTAACAAACGATCAAATAATTCACGGGTCATGCGATTAATCGGTGCGGTGTCCACCTCGAATTTCGGGATGGTGAACAAGAACATTAATAGCCTATTGCTTGACGTTAGAAAATCTTTGGCGTTTGACCCTTACAATTCCGACAAAAGTAAAGCGTTTGAGTTGACTATGGGGAATGCCACTTTTAACCTTCCTGACTCAAAAGACCAATATGCGTTTTTTGAAATGGATATAACTATAAAATATATTGAAAATTGGATGTAAAAATTATGAGTAAGATAATACCTATGGATGACAATGTGATTGTTGAAATAATCCCACAAACTGCAAAAATTGGTTCGATTATAATCCCCGATGTTGCTTTAGACAAAAGCAGTTTGGCGCAGGTTGTAATACCGAATGTAAGAAGTTATCATCGTAATGGTGAATTGCGGGATGTAACTTTGGTTAAAGGTATGAAAGTAAGAATACCTAAAGGCAAAGTGGGAACAACTGTGCCCGAATCGCCAGAAGGTAAAGAATGGTTAGCCATTCCAGAAGATTGTATTTATTATATTGTTGAGGATTAGTAATGAAAAGTACACATAAAGAATCTGTGAAAGTTGTTTTTGTAAAAAAATGCGACTTTCTAGGTAAACCTAGAATGCCTAAAGACAAAGAAACTGTTACCATAGGCCAATCTAAAATTTTGAAAGAACATAAACTTATTGAGGAATAATCGACATGGGTAATAAATCGTTTTTGGGCAAAGGCTCAATTTATTTAGAAGAAATTGGCGGCGCAACGGGTTTGTTGCCAGTAGGTAACGCAAAAGATTTATCTCTTGCGTTTAATGAAGATAAGAAAGAGCAACAAGATTATCAAGATGCAGGTGGCGCAGTAGTAAACACTGTTTCGCGAGTAAGTTCAGTTGTTGGTTCAGTCACTTTATTAGAACTGACCGCCGAAAACTTACAGAAGGCGTTGCGGGGACTTGTTAACACTGTCGCGGCAGGCACAGTTGTAAGTGAAGCACACACTGCTTATTCAGGTGCTTTTGTACCTTTTGATAAAATTGCTGATAAATCAGCGAGTATCACAGTAACCAATGTTGGGGCGACCGTTACTTACGTGGAAGGTACGGATTACAGTGTTAAGAAGAATGGTGTTGAAGTAATTGTCGGCGGCTCTATTGTTGATGCCGCAGGTATTGAAATCAGTTACACTAATTTGAAATCTTTCAATGTTGAAGGTTTAAAAGACAGTGGTCGTGAATATCGGATGCAGTTTGACGGTTTAAATGAAGCAGATAGTTCAAGCCCTGTTCCAGTTACATTATTCCGTGTTAAGATTAACCCCGCACAAGCTTTAAGTTTAATCACGGCAGATTTTGGTGAATTGGCAATTACTTTTGATGTATTGAAAGACACATCAATTGTTGGGGCAGGTTTATCTCAATTTATTAAGATTGGTATGACTGCTTAAACTTTAACACACATTAAAGTTGTAACTAAAAGGACTGCTTAATGTAGTCCTTTTTTATTTGGGGTATATAAATATGGCTAACAAAGAAATTGTTGACTTGGTTATAACGGCTGAGAATTTAGCAACTAAAGAATTAGAAAAAGCGGCAAAAGATGTAAGAGGTTTAGGTAAAGAGGTTCTTCTTACTGAGGAACAACTTAAACAATTAAAAGTCGATCAAACAACAATACAATCTTACACGGCGTTAGAACAGGAGATAAAACAATTGGATTTGGCGCTTGCTAAATCTGTAGTAGCGTTAAACGCAAGTAAAAAAGAATTAAAAGCAAACAGTAAAGCAACCAAGGCTGATGCAGAAGCAGTTCAATTACAAGTAATTTCTGTAAAAAGGCAACGTAGTGAATTGGGTAAACGTAACACTCAGTTGATAAAAAATAAAGATGCTGTAAAAAAATTAGGTGTGGCGTTAACCGAGTTATCAGTAGCGGAAGAAAAATACAATGTAGAAATTAAAAAATCAGAAGCGAAATTAATAGCACTGAATGCTATACAAAATAAACGTGTTTCAACTCTGAAAAAGAATGTTGCGGCTGAACAAGAAAATGTTGCGGCTCAAAAAAAATCAACTGCCGAAGCTAAAAAACAAGCACTTGCCGCCGAAAAACAAAGTAAGGCTACAAAGAAATTAGAAGAGGCTCAAAGAAAATCCGCTATACAGTCTAAAGAATACCGTGCGGCAATGGAAAAGTTGAATGCCGAGTTTAAAAAAGGCAAATTGACAAAAGAACAATATATTGTTGTTGAAAATAATCTACAAAAAGAATTCAAGCAAACTACGGCACAAGCAAAGGCGGCAAGTTTGTCATTAGTTCATAGCGGGGATGCGGCAAGAAAAGCTGTTAGAAGCACTGATGCCTTAACCAAGGTCACAAGAAGGCTTGCACAGGCTTACACGGTGCTCATAGCGGCACAATCGGCAGGTCGTATAATTGGTGACAACGTAAAGAATTTTGGTGACTTAGAAGAAGCTCAGACAAAGGTTCTAAAGACCACCACTTTAATGCGTACTGAAATATTGGACATGACCGACCAATTGATGCAGATGTCAGAAAATGCAACCCCCTCTGCAACTAATGAGCTTCTTAAATTCGCAGAAGTGGCAGGTCAATTAGGAGTAGAAGGTACTGACAATATTTTGCGAATGGTTTCAGCCGCAGATGCTTTGAATGTGTCAACTGATTTAGCGGGTCAAGAAGCTGTCACATTGTTGACTCGTATTTTGACGATGACAAAAGAAGGTGTTCCCGCTATTGACGGGCTAGCATCAACCTTGGTCGCACTGGGTAACAACACCGCCGCAACTGAATCTGAAATAGTACAGATGACAAAAGAGATTGTCACAGGTACACAGGCGTTAAATATAGGTTCTACTGCCGCCGCAGGTTATGGTGCTACTCTAAGAGAATTAGGGCAACGGGGGGAGTCTTCAAGAAGTGCATTTACTAGGTTGGCAAATTCAATAAAGTTGGCCGTAATAAATGGAGGTGATGACTTAAAGAAATTGAGCATCATAACAGGTCAAACAGCCAGTGAGTTGAAGAAGAATTTAGGTGATGCACCTAAAAAGATATTGTTTGATTTCATAAAAGGACTACGTGGAGTTAAAGACGCAGGTGGTTCGGTTAAAACTACCCTCGACCAGTTCGGGTTAACTTCACTTGACACATTAAGTGTGCTTGAAGCCTTGGCGACAAACACCGATCGATTAGCTAGAAATTTAAAAATAGCTGACGATGCACAAGTTGCGGGTAACGCTCATTTAAAAGAGGCGGCGAAACAGTACGCTACCCAGAATTCAGCACTGGATAAACTCAATAACAAATTTATTAATTTAAAAACATCCATTGGTGAAGCTTTTAGCTCGACAACAAACGCAACTGTCGAAGAATTAGGAAAGATACTGGATGACAACAAAGACTCTATAATTTCATTCTTCGACTCAACAGTTGTTCTTGGTGCAGAATTTGTTGAATTGGCTAAAGATATTGTAGGGGTTGCTTCCACTTTTGATGACCTTGTTGCGGGTGGGGAATCGTTCAATATAACTTCTAGGATTATTTCAGGTAATCTTAATGCTTTGCAAAATGGGTTACTTGGGGTAAAGGCGTACCTTATTGATTTACAGCAAAGTTTTATTGAAATAAAAAGCTATTTTACAGGTTGGTCAAAGGGGATGACCGATGATTGGAATAAGCTTGAAAAATCTTGGAATGATACAGTAAACAAAATAAAAAAGAATAACCAAGACTTAGGTAATTCTATTGAGGACGCTAACGGTCGTTCTTCTGTTGCTTACAGAAATTTGATAGACACCACCCAAGAATATTCAGGGGAAGTCAGTAAGCTTGATGAAAAAATGCAAGCTCAGTTAAAGACCATATTAAAAACAGGTACTTATAATAAAGATAATGAAAAAATAAGCAGACAAATAACCCATTCTTTAATCGAATTACACCGTGAAACAGTAGCTTTTAATGCGTCCGAAAAGGTCAGATTAGAAAATGCTAAAAAAGCCAAATTAGAAGCCGATAAGAAATTAGAAGCCGATAAGAAATTTATAGCCGAACAGAATAAATTAAATGCACTGTATCTGACCAACAAAAAAGCCATTGAAGAACTCAATAATAGTTATAAAAAAGGAACTATTTCTGAACTTGAATTTACTGTACAGACATACAAACTCAATAGTGCTAAGGCTTTACTCAAGGATAAAATAGTAGGTGTATTGGATGCGTTAAAACCATTACCAAAAGTTGTTGATAAAACTAAAGTTTCGTATGAAGGTTTATCTTCTGAAATGTTCACCCTAACCAAAGCTTTTGACAAGGCAGAGGTTAAACAAGATGAAGCAGAAAAACGTCTTAAAAGTCTTACTAAAGGTACTGACGCTTATGCAACTGCCCAAAAACAATTAGCAGTTGCGAATGCAGAGGTAAGGAATTCAGGGGATGCCTTAGAAGCACAGAGAGAGTTAGAAAAAGCCAGTGTTTTTAAATTGACACAACTCCGTACTCAGTTGGTTAAACAAATTGAAAAAGAAACTGCGGTTAAAAATATCTCATCAAAAGCGGCGTTGATACACAATAAAACTATCGATGAATTACAAAAAAGATTAGCCATAGTAAACAAATTAATTGGTGATAACACAACCAAGACTGATGAAAACACCAAGTCTGTAAAAGATAATACTGACACTAGGAAATCAAGTAAAATAACATTAGATGAATTAGTATCTAAAACCAATGAGTTGACCGATGCTGAAAATAGTAACACTAATGCTGTAGAAGAAAACACCGCCGCGACATTCAAATTGAATAATGCCAATGATCTTGCCGCTTTAAGTGTTGACCAACTTAAAGCAAGGTATGATCTTCTTGCGAATTCTTTTGCAGGGGTGAAAACTGCAATAGGTAATCTCAGTGAGACAGGTCGATTGATCGATGGCACGTTGCGCCGCCAAAAAGAGTTTGAGTTGTCGTTTATAAGTCAGTCTTTGGCGGCTAAACAATTAGAAGAACAATTAAAAAATAATTCATTGAGCTTGAATGAACTCAATGCCGCGACATTCAAAGTTAATAACCAGTTTTCGTTATTAGGTGATTCACAATTAGACCCTTTAAGGTCAGCTATACAATCTGCTAAATCAGAATTTGAGAGTTTGGACAACTCGATATCAAATAGTCTGTCACGTTCACAAGATAGATTGGATGCACTATTAGGAAACCAATCAGCTATACTTGATAGAAAATTTGAAAGAGAAATTATTGATGCTCAAAAACAATTAGAAGATGCTCGTGCTTCTGGTGATTCACAAGTCATAAAATCAGCAAGGGAAACCATAGCTAACCTTAACAAAATACATGGCATCGAGCGTAAAAACTTTGATGATAATGAAAAAGCCAGAGCTAAAGCTAAAGCCGATGAAGAGGCGCTGAATAAGTCAAAGACAAACAACCAATCATCCTCTGGGAGCAGTAATGTCAATAGTAATGGTGGAGGCAGTGGTGGAGGAGGTTCGTCACCCTTATTGCCGTCAGCATCACGAAAAATTGTTGATGTCAACTTGAACCTAGGCAAAAAAACAGCAACGGTGTCTGTTGTAGATCAAAACAGCGCTGATAATCTTATTAATATTTTAAATGATCTTGGCGCAAGTAATATCAACGGGGTTCAATAATGAGTTTAACTTTAGATGATGGTGTCACAACCATAACTTTACCTGACGCAATGGAGTGGGTCGACGAGTATGAACATGACGTTGTTAAACAAGATGTTCAAAAATTAGTAGGTGGTGGAATTGTCATAAGTGAGAATTTGGTTACAGCAGGAAGACCTATTACATTGGAAGGTGGTAAAAATGTGTGGATTACAAAATCTGTGATTGATAGTATAGTCGCAATGAGATCGGCTGTTGATGTGGTTATTACTCTCGTATTGCCTGATTTAAGATCGTTCAGTGTAATGTTTGATAAGTCTTCAAAGCTTGACGCGAAACCCGTGTGGCGAAAGAATATACAATCTAACGATGATGTTTACACTTTAAAAATTAAATTCATAGAGGTCTAAAATGGCTATAACTAATAACGACATAAAAGTATTTCAAGCACAAGACAACACTGATAATGATTCTGGTGGTGGTGCTAGGACTAGTATTGAAGTTAAAGATGGTGACGTTAACAATCTGTTCCCCGATATTTCAAGAATTGACACTGTAGGTGGTGATGTAGCTCTCCGTAAAATATTTCCAACTGTTGTTACAGCCAACAACGATGTTTATTATGGGGCACACGCCATGATAAGGAAGAAGCCTGACGACCCTCAAGTAAGTGCTTTAATGTACCATTCCGATGACCCTTATGATAAAAGACTGTCAGCTCAAAATGGTATTGAGTCATATGTTGTTGCAAGTTACGCGGAAGAATTTTATTTGTTCGGGAATCATGTGAGTGGCTCTAAGTCGGTTACATTTTTACAGAATTTAGACCAATCTGTACCCGTGGTAGGAGAGGTTTATTTGTTGGTTGATGATGATGGCACTGAACAATATATAAGGCTTACAGATGTTAATGTGTCCAACGTTGTTTTGACTTATCAGCAAGGAGCAACATTTTCTTCTTATGAAAGGAGAAGAATTATAGGAACTATCGACCAAGCCCTCACTTATGATTTTACAGGTTCTACTTTTAACCCCGCAGGAAAGAACGCAAATACCACCGAGGTTTTCTCAACCCAAGTAGCTGATGCGGCTAAATTTTATAGCACCAGACCGTTATCCACACCCGCTGTAACAGGAGCTAACATCGTAAACGTGGACAGCATCTACGAATCATTAGTTCCTGCAACAAAAAGTCAATCACCAATAATTAACGCCGACCCTGTTAGCGTAGGTAAAGTTTTAAAGTCGTCATTGTCAGGTTATTACACTGTGGCTATAAGTTTGACAGGTGCTGATGTCGGCAATCTGGGTGTGGGTGTTACACCATCATCATTAACTATTGGCACGGCATACAATGATGATGGTGTGGGTAATATAGTAAGAACAAGTGATGGAGTTACCATTGGTTCTATCGATTACTACACAGGGGATGTTGTGCTAGGTAGTTTGTTCACATCTTCTGGTAATTTTGATTTCACATTTATACCTGCCGCGAAAGTAGACACTGCAATAGCTTATACTGGGTCGATTAAAATAACCCAAGGCAACCAAAGTTATACTTATGTTAAAAATTTATCACCAATGCCTTCACATTCAGCATTGGTGATAAATTACAGGTCTCAAGGTAAATGGTACAGAATCCTAGGTAACTCTGACAATTCATTAGGTGATGATGTAAAGATAGGTAAAGGGTTGTTGCTTGATAATGGTGATGGAACTGGAACAATAAGTCTCACATTAGGTTCGTTGCCAGACATTGATTCTTCAATATTATATGGTTGGGGTTCTTCTGAGGTAATCACCGATAGAAGCCTGTCAAGCAATCTTAAAATGGTGTTAGAGATAAATCTAGCGGCAATAAATATCGAAACATCAAGCTTGGTTTTAATTACCCAAGGAGCAACAATCACCTCTGACGCGGCGGGTGTTCTTACAGACAGCTACGGAGCTATAACAGGTGTATTCGATGGTTCTAAAGGGATTATCAAGATAACCAATGCCTCATCCTCAAGATTTTCACCAGTGCCCACAGTGGATGATATAGATGTTAGTTATAATTACGCATCCCCTGCCAATATTGGTACAGGAGTTGGTTATAAACAAACCGCCGATTTTGCCGAAACTAACCCCACAGGTTCTCAATTGGCCTTTGGTTCATTCAGCAGAGCTACGGGTTTATATTCAATGTCAGTGGGTCAGACCATGCAAATTGAAGGTGTTGAATTGCTCATCAACACAATATATCCAACGACAAGAAGGATTGTAACAGGTGCTTCGGGTGGGTTATTTTCAGGTAGTACCAATCACGGTAATTTATTAACAGGTTTTAACAATCGAAGAATATTGTTAATATCTAACGCCGCAGGTGAATTAAAACCCGATTTCGACCCATTTACGTCAACCAATTTCGGAACAGTCGCGGCTAACGGGGTAATCAGTTTAAATCTGTCGAAACAATACTCAGTTGTTGAGCCTAATGGTTTGGTTAACAATGGTTTGGGTGGTTCATCACCCACCTATACCACCACATTGTTGAAAGAGGAATTGATTCCTGATTCTGTTATAACTGTAAAATTTAGAAGAGGTGGTGCGTTAACACATCCTTCGTCACAAGTGAACAGGTTGTTATCAAAGGATGTTGTGTGCAGTTATACTATCGGGTTGGACAGTGGTTATATAGCAGGAGAGGTTTATTTCAGAATGTTTTCTGATACCAACGATTGGTATAACACTTTTTTCAGCAGAGACGGTTTAGTTTATAGAAAACCAGACCTTGGCACAGAAGAACAAGTGGGTACAATCGACTACCAATCTGGTAAAATAAGTATTGACTATATTGACTATCCACACTTCTTTTATTTTAAACCCCTTAGTTTCTTTACGGCAGAATACGGGAATGCGGAATTAGGCCAATCGGTTTTTGATTTCAGAACAGCATCAACAAAGTTGTTAGCCAGTTCTTTTCAGTTAAGATATAACACCGAAAATGCTAACAACCTCACAGCAACCACTGATGCCAACGGTGTTATAACAGGAACAGACATCGCGGCGGGTAGTTTTGTTGAGCCTGACACTGGGATGGTTCACATTCAATTCAATAACGTGTTCGCCAGTTTGGATAGTTTCAAATATGACGCAGTGGCAGAAACTACATTACCTTTGAATCCAGAATTGTTAGGTTTGAATCCTGTTAGATTACCTGCTGATGGTAGAGTACCGATTTATGATGCGGGTAGGCATGTAATAATTTTCAATGAAGTCACCACCCCTACGACTAACCCTACACCATTGGCTAATGATGTCGAAACTCTAACAAGGTCTGGGCAAGCTTATATCGAAGTCATAGACTCGAACGGTAACAGATTGGACACCACACAATATACTGTTGACAAAGCTCTTGGCACGGTCACATTTTCCGCAACATTGGTGTTGCAGGATAAATACGCTGTGGCATTAGTAGCACCTTTCAGTATTGTTGATAGAATTGAAGACATGTTGCAAAGCATTGATGTTCAGGTTAACGGTCAATTAACCCTTTCAGGGGTGTTATCACATGACTATCCTGCTGACACTTCTTTTGTGGCATCAACTCTGGTATGGGGCGACACCCAATCGAGAGTTTTCAACCTTTTCACACAAGAGATTTGGGACAATGGTAATCCTGTATGGTCTGACTCTATTATTGGTTCATCAACAACACCACAATACGATTTAATAAATTACCCTCTGACTATAACTAATGCCGATAGCACAAGCGGTAGATGGGTTATCATTTTTAAATCGAACACTACTGTTGATGTCGCCCATGAGAAATTAGGGCTTGTTCAAACTAATATCAGCATCATAAATGACAACATTGCTCCTATTAACCCTGCTACAGGGTTGCCTTATTTCACAATGTTAAAAGGTGGTTTCGGTGGTGGTTGGATAGCTAATAACGCCATAAGATTTAACACCGATTCTGGTGGTAATAATGTATGGGTAATCAGAACAGTGCAAGCAGGTGCATTAACCCAACAAAAAGATAACATTGAGATTGAGATTAGAGGGGATGCAAACTAATGGCTGTTAAATTGTACAATTGGGATGATACAGGCGCACCTCAGTTAGGCTCAACCAATGATGGGAGTTTGATAAATATACTACGCGCATGTTTAGTTGATGGTTACGGCACTAGAACTTCTGCGGGTTGGTCTATGCCATTTTCTGATTTACCAAACAATAAAGCCGCTTTCAAACCTGTTGTTGATGATTTTCATATACAAGTCGATGACAACTATGATTATCGATGGGCTAAGGTCAAGGGTTTTAGCTCCATGAGCGCGTTAGATGTTGGTTCATCGGAATTTCCAATTCCAAGTAGGGATTTACCCTCACTAACTAATTTCTTTTCAGTTAGTAAAAGGTACAACACAGCTTTTGATTCAACAAAATGGCACATGATCGTTGACGACACTTTTTTTTACTTTTTTTCAGAAGAAGTAAATTACCCTAGTGGTTTCTTTTACGGGAAAATGGATTTTGTTGACCCTTTACACACACCGTTGGCTTACGTGTTATCGGGTTATATAACCGCGTCAGGGCAGACATCAACCAATGTGTTGTATTCCCTTTTTCAATTAAACAGTGGTTCTTTATTCCTGACTAATGACGTTTTCAACCCTTTGATAACAAGACAACTTTCGGTCAGTAGAGACACAACGAGTTACATTAACCCTAACCCTATAACTGGGAAATTATTGTTACAAAAATGGAAGATATCATACTCAACACCTGTTATACATGTTGGAGAACTACCTAATTTTTTTCGCTGTAACGGAAATGTGAGTATATTTAAAACAGGTGATAAAATAATTTTGAACGGGGTCAAATATATAATTATTCAAGCAAGTATATCTAATGTAAATTTGTTTGAATATTCACAGGATGTTGGTTAATAATGCCTGTACAAGCATTACTCGAATTCACTAACGGTATATCTGACACGTCAGGTAATCAGACATGGAATCTTGGTAGTGGCACTGAATTGGTAGATTCTATTCAATCGATTAGTGGGAATTCCCTTGATCTAAATGTTCAGTCTAGGCAATGGATATCGACATCGTTGTTAAATTCTTTAACTGGTGATTTTACTGTCGAGGGGTGGTTTTGGTTTTCTCCTAATTCAGCAACCACCGATGGGATATTGAGGTTTTTAAACGTAAACGGTTTTGATTTCAGGTTGTATTATAATTACGATTTATTATACATATCTGTTTACAATAATGGATTATTAATACAGACATTATTGACTTCCCAAAACAACGGTTGGGTTCATATAGCTTTAGTGAGATTCAACGGGGTATTAACCGCTTATGTCGATGGGTTTAACTCAGACAATGTTCAAAATTCAGATTCGTTTACCGATGTTGAATTAGGGGTTGGTGACGGCGCGAGTAATTATTTAGTAGGGTATGTGGATTCATTCAGAATTATTGACGAAGCCATATACCAAAGATCGTTTATCCCCTCGAATCAATCCCTCGCAATGGGTTATTCGGTATTTACATTAGATGATATCGTAAATATTGGTACACCAATATATTTTAACCAAAGTATAATAAAACCTTTTGGCGCGGAAATATACTTTATGAATGGCAATGGGGGCGGTGGCAATGGGGGAACGGTAGTTACCACACCTACTAGCACTAATATTGTTTCAGGAAATGTGAAAAAATTAGGAGTACCTTACTCTGTTAAAATAACAGTAGTGTCGGTTGAGTTGAACTCAAAAGTTGTAGGTGTAGGTGTAAGTGATGAGATAACAGGGGATTATTCTGTTGATGTTTACCCTTGGGTTGATGAAGTGCTAGTTATGGCCTCACCTGATTATGGGACTAAATTCTTACCGTTATCGGTAATAGCTTTAGGTCAATTAGTTCACCCTACCGTTCATAACGGAAAGGTTTACGAGGTGACTGTTGCAGGAACACTTGGTGCGTCAGAGCCACCTTGGTCTGACGCGATAGTTACAAGCGGTTCAGCACAACTAACACCAAAACCTTTATATTCACCATTGGCTAATGGTTTTCTAACACCTGTTGTGACGCTACTATAATGGTTCAAAGGATTACAGGTTCATTGGGTTCTTCTTACAGTTTGAGTGATTCCGATAAATCCACTCAAGTTAGAGACGGGTATAAAAAACAATCTGTAAATGATATCGGTGTGAAGTTACAATACGATGGCCTATCCATTGTAAACATGGTGGATGAACTTCCGTGGTCTTTTAATACCCCTCGTGATTTACCACTCGCATTAAACTGGTTTAAATTTAAAACCCTGACAATGCTTGATTCACTACAGTATAAGGGTCATCCACCAGTGAAGGATGTCAGCTTCAAAGTCGATGGTAGAATAAGTTTTAAAATTTACGATACAGGTAGTAAATTAAAATATTTTAATTTACTACCTTATGTTGATGTCGGCATTTCTGAAAATTTTTATTCTGTTTCACTGGATTTTGAAAAACCCTTAGCACCAGATTCTCAAACATATTTACCGACACTTATGTTTGAATTTAATGAGTCTGATTTATCTACTTTTAACGGGGATTTTATTAAACCCATTGACTATGATAAACTCAGAACAAGACTATCCTCTTTAAATTCGTCAACTACATACCCTTGGGGTGTAACTAAGATTGTTGACATTTACGAAGATTTAAAATGGGGTTATGGGAATAATGATTTTAATGTTGGTGGGGCAGTAAGTAATGAGTATTTGGTTGACGCTGATACGCTTAATTTGCCGACACCTGATTCTACGAGGGTTATTACGTTTGTGAATGTTGTTAATGTTTATGTTTTACCTGCCAGAACGCCAATACAGTTTTCAGATTTTAAGCTTTCGTATGATATTGATTCTGTAGCTTGGAATTTCTCAATGACTGTCCCAGATAAAGCAACTGCGAATATGGTTAAACCAACTCAGTTAAACGTCATCGAATTGGAAGTTAATATCAATGGTTCAGTATTTTTGGTATTTGTTGCCAAGACTTCTACCACTAAAAATACTGAGAATGACGGTACTGTTGTCACACGAATAAAATGCAGTGGTTTTTCAATACATAAATTACTTTCACATCCTTACAGTTCTAAAAAATCAAAAACTTACGCCACAACAAGCGCACCGTCTGGGATTTTAAACGATCAATTAATCGGTACTGGTTTCACGGGAACTTGGGGTTCGGTGACTTGGACACTACCTGCCAATACGTTGAGTTATATTGACAAATCACCGTTAGGTGTTATGTCGGAATTAGCAAGCGCGGTGGGTGCTATTATATTACCAACACCTGACTCTAAAGATTTTACAATAAAACCCAGATACCCCATATCACCGTGGCAGTGGGATATAATGTCACCAGATATCGCACTTAGTGAAAACAATTTTTTCAGCATTGATACAGAATGGATACCTCAAGAATCCCCTGATTCAATTTATGTGTTTGGTGAAGATAATAATGGAGTCGCTGTAAAATGCACAATAAATGGTCGTGCAGGGAATAAAACATTGCCGTCTGTAACTAACAAATATATGACTGACACGACACCTGCTACTGAACGTGGACGAATAGAAGTGGCAAAGAATGGGTTTATAGAAATCGTCCCTGTAAGCACTTATGTAGACCCCATAATTGGTATTATACAACCGTTGTCATTAGTGGAAGTTACCGAAAGCGATAATGTTACAAAATGGAAAGCTCAAGTGGTCAGTAACTCATTAACATTGAAAAGAAATGGCAATGCTTTAGTGCAGAATTTACAATTAGAGAGGCATTACAGTGGCATCTAGTGTTAATGAATTTACAAAGTTCCAAGGTTTAATAAACAATGACCATGTTGAAATAATCACCATCACAGCTAATAATGCCGATGGAACTAGCACAGGAACGACTCCTAGCGGGGATATCGTTAAAGTACGTGGTGAAACAGTTGCGGCGGGAAATAATGCTTTTGTAAAGAACGGTGTAGTGGATGGTCAAGCACCGAATTTAAGTGTCATAGGGGTAATAATATGAGAATTTTAGTAGATAGAATAAAATCTGACAGTGATTCCACATTATCGATAATTAGTATTGATGGTGAGTTTGAATGTTTCGGTTTAGAAGATGCATACCATAAACATAAGATACCTAAAAAAACTAGAATTCCACCAGATATTTATGTTGTGGGTGTCCGTAAGGTTGGCGGATTCCATACCCGATATTTTGATAAATTCCCATCTTTCCATCAAGGAATGCTACAGGTCATGGACGTTCCTAATTTTGACTTTATTCTAATACACATAGGTAATTTTAGTGGTGATACAGAAGGTTGTCTGTTGGTTGGTTGTGGTGCTTCCACACAAAATAGATTAACAATACAATCAAGTAAAATCGCTTATAAAATTTTTTACAAGAAAGTGATACAAGCGGCATTAAATGGTGATTTAACTGTTGAGTATCGAGACAGTGATTTATGAGTGATGCAATAACCAAGTGGAGAGTATTCCCTAGAATTTTTGCTATATTTTATTTATTCCTCACATGGGATGTTTGGCAATGGGTGAAAATGACACCAAACCTTACTGAGTACCAACATTATTTTGCTATGGCAATAGTGGCAGGGGCAGTTGGTTATTTTAAATATTATGTGGAGACGGGGTAATGGTTAAATTCTATATTGTTGGGGCACTGATTATTAGTTTACTTTTAACAGGTTGGAAGATAACCTCTTTGCGTTCTCAGAATGACCAACTCATTGTTAAGAATGACATTTTAAAAACTAATATTTTGTCATTGAAAGAACAAGTTAAATTTGAAGAAGTTCAGTCTATTCTACAAGGAAATAGAATGGAAAAGCTTAATACTAAGTTGGTTAATTCTGAGAAATCTTTAACTTATCTTCGAGGGATATTTAATGGTCATAATTTTTCAAAATTACTTAGTAAAAAACCACAATTAATCACAAACAGAATGGATAAAGCTACCAAGAAAGTATTGGAGGATTTAGAAAATGCAAGCAATTAAATTATTGGCGCTAACACTGGTGGTCATGGTCGCTTCCAGTTGTTCTATATTTAGACCTGTTACTTATAAGAGAGAAAATGTGTATTTGAGAATAAAATGCCCTAATCCTCCTTCTGTAAGGGTCATTTCTACCGCACCAGTACACCCACAGGCGATTGAAGACATCGCAGGGGTGTACTGGGTGGGGTTTACCCCAAAAGACTACGAGAACCTATCATTGAACATCCAAGAAGGTATTCGATTTATCAAAGGTCAAAAAGGTCAAATCGAATATTACAAATCGTGCGTAATAGATTACAATAAATCAATCACTCCAATTTCACCCTGACTAGCGTTCAATCACCCTGTCAGGGTGCTTTTTAGTTTTTCAAAAACATTAATGCAACAGCACACGCTAACAATGCTTGTTTACTTGGCCTACGGTGTTTTGGTGGTTTAGGGTTATTAATTCTAGCCACTAACGCCTCATGCTCTTCTTTTTTACGTTTAGCGATTGCCATTGCTTTTCGCTCTTCAAAAGTTCCCCTTCTTTTTGCTTCACCCATCTTTCAATATCTCTTTAATTTTATTAAACTCATGGTTGGCTTTAGTTGGTGCAAAGCACTCTTTAAAATCTCCAATCAACCAATGTCGGCAACATCTGTCACACCACATTTCATCATCTACTTTACGAGCAGAGCAAGTTGGTTGTGATTTTTTTTGCTTCTTCGATGTAAAACTCATAATCCAAATCCTCGATGTTAAAATCATTCATATTACTGCAATCTTTTACTTTTACGCCTGACTGTATTGAAATTTCTCTTGGTGGTAAACCAGTACGTTTTTCATCATTGGTAAGTAATTCATACATTCCTGATGGCGGTTTACCACCTTTTTTCACAACTTTATAAACCCCTGTATTTTTATGCTTGTAATGATCTCCTTGTTTTTCTGCTTTGATTTGGGGTTTAGTGTGAGGCATGACTTTTATGAGATAGCCGCCTTTTTTGCTTGGGTAATAACGGGTAATATTTTGTAAATCTTCATCATTACTCCCAAGAAAACTATCCCCCCATAGGACATCTTGACGTAAGATCAATTTAGATGTCCTTGGCACTTTTGTAACCAACATGAAGTCATAAATATCTTTGTGGTTTCGGATAAACTGTTCGATATTTTCATTTCTTACTAATGCCGCTTCTGCCGCTTTAGCCACCACTAACATGCTGTTATTTTTATGCCATTGGACTTCCCTTGTACTAGAGTTTTCTGCGGCACGTTCATATGCGTAACACCCTATTCTTTTGAGTTTACCATCTGCATACTCTGCAATATAATTGTTGACATCACGAATAAACATGGATTTATAAATCGCTTCTTCCAGTTCCAGACCTGTCAGAATTTCCCACCATTTACACAATTCTCTACTGTGTTCCAAATATTCATTAGGGCAAAGAAAAGTGATGCCATCAGTGTTTATTTGAACCATAGTCAAATTAGGTATCCCCATCATTTTTTCAGCTAACATACATAACAATAACTGACCATTGATAGTGACTTTCAAAGTGTATGTTGGGTCATAGAACGGGCTGTACCCACCAGATTTATAAGCGCTATTGCTATCACCATACACACCGTTTAGAGCTAATTTAAGCATCGCATTCTCAGGTGTTTTTTTACCATACCCTTTACGTTGGTTATAGACATCTAAGTAAATTTCACAGAATTTGTCAGATAAATGTGTCGGGAAAAACTTATTAGCAATGGCAAGATTAGGGTAATAACTGGAAACATCGACATCAATTAAAGTATGGGTATCCGATGTTCTTATGATGCTATTTTTAAGTGAACCGTGAACACCACCAAGACCTAAATCAAATCTAAAACCTTTATGGGTTACTGATTCGGTGACAGCACCTTTCAAGACAATGTTACCTTGCTCATTTTTTTCAGTTAACGCCTTAGTTTTGAAAAAATTAACTAAGGCGTTAAATTCACATGATTCAAAATTTATATAAGGTAAAAGTAATTCCCCTATGTTTATAAAATCATGTTTTGTTTTTTTATTCTTAGTTTCAATCCCTGATTTATTTAATTCCATAATGAAATAGTCTTTACCTATTTTGGTATCATTATGGTTTAGGAAATCCTTATTATATCTAAGGCTCAACTCTTCTCTAAAATCAATAGCAGAATAAGAATGAAGTAAAAACTTTTTTGTTTCACTGACATCATGTTTATTATAAATAATTAGTTCGTCAGCTTGCTCACGGGTTAAAGGTAATTTAGGGTCAAAAGGCAAGTCTTTAATGTTAGGGGAACGCATGTTGAATTCCAACATTTTAAGACTTGTTCGCTTTGCATCGTTATCAAAATGGTGTACTTTAAGCAAGTCAATTTGCGTTATTAACCTGTCTTTCTCCCATACCGTATGAGCATTTTGGTTAGCGAAACCTGAGTTAAATATCATATCTGATTTTGCTTTAATGGTATCATGGTTGATGAGACCTTTATATTGCAGAACCAAATGTAATAAAGGATAATCGTAATGAATGTTGTTATAACCAATAAGTCTATGTTTATAGTATGATAACGACATTATAAATTCATATAGTGCAACACCATCATTTTTCCATTCGCTAATTTCAAAAAATGGAACACTACCATTTTCCACATTTTCTAAAGCACATGAGAAAAAATTAGGATAGCACTCCAAGTCGTAAACCCAATCTTTTGATCTGTCTATTTTATCAACCATTTAACCAACCCTCCTAGTAAGAAAATTAATAAAAACGTAAGATATGGGAGATATGATAGCCAAACTTCCCCGTATTTTTCTGTAAGTTCTAGGCTTATCTTCATATTGGTATAACCCATGTAAAAAGGCACTGCAATGATGAGGATTACGCCGATAATGTATTTAAGATTCATCATTTATACTCACTCCTGCAACCACAAACTTATTGTTTACCGACCTAAAGAAAAAATCCAAGTCATCAATTAACACACTCCTGTATTCGGGGTTTTTTAAACTCCTGAACTCATAATAAGTTATCGGTTTTATTATTTTTAAATCTAAGTAATCTGCCATGTTTTGCACATATCTAACCATCGGCTTATCACGCACGACAATAGCATGACCTTCTTTTTCCGATAGTTTTATCAATTCTCTAGTCTTACCTTCACCACGACCTAATTTAATTACTTTCATTTTTTATTCTCACTATTAATTCATTGGTTAATCTTTCACTTAAAATTTGTGCTTTATAAATATTTATTTTGAATTTAATCTCAAAATCACGTTGCACAGTTTCTTTTGTGTAGTCAGGATTATTACGGCTGTGTTTAATACACCATTCCTGTATTAGTGGCCTTAATTGTTGTTGAGAAAATTGCCGTTTCATATGTTTATTGACTGCCGACACTCTAACCATTGAAGGTGCATTTTGCATTCTTATTCTAAGATGTTCAGGGTCTTCATCAACCTTAGCTTTTTCAGATAACAATTGATTAACAAAATCAACGGTGATTTCTTCAAGTTGCTCATCATTAAATTGATATTCTTCTTGCGCTTTATTAACCTCAAGTGGCGTTTCTTCGTGGTTACATTGAGGGCAAATTTTTTCACTTGCTGATTTAGGTATGTAAAAATGAAAACATTCAGGACAAATCCTACCTAACGATTTTTCATTATCGTTATTAGATTTTACTTGTGCATCTAATGTCCATTCAGGGTCTTCATGGGGTTGCCCATGAACACAATGCTCTCTAACATTGCCTACATGATCTAACAAATATCCAAATTCTTTACCTTCACTGGGGCGAAGACCTCTACCAAACTGTTGCTTAAACAAAGAGTAACTGTGAGTTTTACGAAGCATTATGACCACAGCAACCGCAGGTACGTCAAATCCTTCACCGAATAAATCGCAATTCACTAAATTTTTAATAAGCCCATTTTCAAAGTCTTCTAACGCTTGCAACAATTGTGGTGTAGGTGTTTTAGACGATAAAGCAACTGACTCAATTCCTTCTCTATTAAATTGTTCAGCTACATGCTCTGCGTGGGCTATGTTAACAGTGAATGTAATGGCTTGAAGACCATTACACAACCGTTTGTAATGCTTTACTGCATCACCTGTTATATCGTGGTTATCGGTCGCTTCTGCAAGTTTAGTGTTGTTATAATCCCCGCCATTGGTTATGTTTACATTGCTGACATCTAGTAACACTGGTGGCGCAAAAATTTTATATAAAGATAAATAACCAAGCTCCATTAACTCACCTTGTGTTGCACCAACAATAAGTTTATCAAACACCCCGTTAGAATGACTACCCAAACCTTTTTTATCACCCCTTATCGGTGTCGCTGTAACACCCACCCCTTTGGCATTAACAAGAGGCTCAATACATTTCCCCCACTTGTTATCAAATAAAACATGATGGCATTCGTCCATCATCCACCATTTAACCTTGGGTATTAGCGACGACACTGAGAAACTATTTAAACGCCTTAAAAATGTGTCAACACTAACCACAATTATAGGGCTTAATTCATCATGGAAAGAATCCCCGAACTTTTTTAAATTTGCGTTGGTAACATTCTTTACAGCTTTAATTGAGGCTATAAAAGAATGATGCACACCCATCATGCAAAGACTTTTGCTTAATTGGGTTATTAAAATGTCACGGTGAGCAAAAACCAAAGTAATCTCATTATTGGTTTTTGCTCTCCTTGCTATTTCACCCATCACATATGTTTTTCCACCACCTGTAGGTAAAACCGATAAAACAGCGTTAACATTTATCGGCAATAAAGCATTTAGTGATTCACTGACTAAATCATCTTGATGGGGTCTTAAAGTGATATTACTCATTTATAAAATATTAAAACTTCTTTTACGCTTTCACGAACACATTCATCGTTGGGCATATCATACAAAGCTTGCAAATTAGCCAATAAATCACCAATGATAAAATCATTGGATAAATTACTTAACTGAGGTCGTTTAATCTTAGGCTCACGTAATGGTGGCGGTGGCGGTGGTCTCAATGTTCGAGACGCAATATCGCATTCCACATCATAAGTTCTATACTCAATGCAAGGCTGTTTAAACACCCCAAAAAATATACGAGGTTTTAAATTGCATGAACCCATACCATCACAATGTTTACAATTAATTTTATGAATCATCTTTAACACTCACTATAATTTTTTTAAGAGGAGAAGTCATAGCCAACTTGCTAACATACAAGGTAGGTATTGCAGGTGATAAGGTGTCAACAGCTTCAAATACATGTGTGTTTTTTGTAGATTTTTTAAACATCATTTTAATTTCAATATCAGACATTAGCTACACACCTTCATTACTTACTCTCCAAATTAATAATCGCACCCGCAATATAAATGATTGCCCCTAACAATTCCGCAACCTGACGTTCTTTGCTTGGCAATCTAGTCGATTCTTGGATTTTTTTAATAGCTTGATAATACATGCCATCTTGAGAACCAATAAGGTTGGATATAACTTGCATTGGTTGTTGGTTAAATGGTAACCCTTGAGCGTGTCGTTCTTTACCTTTACCTTTTGAGGCTTGCTCGAATGCACGATTTAAAACCTCTCTAAGAGAGAAATACCCGTCAGGTGTTTGTGGCTCAAACCTTGTTTTGCACCATGCTTCGGCTGTTTCTTTATTTGGGGCAATGTGTATCTCAGGTTTTGAATCAGAGGGTTGCCACCGATAGTCAGTAAGTGGTGGGATTCTATATAAAGCGTTTGCAATACTGTTGAAATACGGATTTAGTCCATACTCTTTAAAGGCTAATTCTTTCATACCAACACCAACACCCTTAGTATCGGGATATTTAAACTGGTATAATAAAGTTACAATATCTTCCATTCTAGTATTCATTTTATTTGCTCTCTAATTATTATGAAATGGTCGGGGGATTCTGAAACTGATAGACCCGCTTTCTTGGCTACAACAATGCCTATATTTGCCGCTATACTTGCCGCTATACTTGCGACCTCCCATGACTCGCCATTTTTATTAAAAGTATCGCCAATCATAGGTCTTTTACCACCAAAAACGCTCACAATTCTTTCAACTGATATAACTCACTTTCCATCTTGAGTATTTTTTTGTGTTCTTGGGCGTAATTTCTTTCAGCATAAGGAAGGACACTTTTAGCGTGTTTTATACGTTTTTCAAGATGAATGATTTTGTTTTTTGTACTATCCATTATTTTCTCTCAATTACTTAGAGCGGCTAATATACCATCATAAAATAAAATTTCAAATTTTATTTTACAAATCTTTTTAATTCAATTATAGTTCGTTTCGTCAACACATTATGTGACTTTTAATTTAACCAAATGAGAGAATTTACTATGAGTAAAGGAATTTTAGAAAATATTTTAGAAAAAATAACGTCTGTAGAATCAACTGTTAACGAGCTTGCCTCGTCAATGAGTGGTGGAACGCCTGTTGCTCCACTACCAACGTCAATTACAGATAGTGATGACAACGGTATTGACGGCGAAATGGCTAGATCATTAGCACCCGATGGTTTAGACCCTAAAGAAATGCCATACACTAATTCAGCAGGACAACTTGTCGATATCGAAGGTAACGTATGGACAGAAGGTGTTCACGCCTCAACCAAAACTTGCACCGTGAAAGGTGTTTTCAAAAAAAGTAAAGCTAAGAATAAACCTGTTGCGCCTGTTGCGCCTGTTGCACCGACTGCACCGACTGCACCGACTGCACCGACTGCACCGACTGCACCTGTTGCGCCTGTTGCACCGACTGCACCGACTGCACCGACTGCACCTGTTGCAGGTAACAACCCTGTTGCCAAAACAAAGGCTATGGAATATATCACCATGTTATCTGACGAGCATAATGTTTCTTATGATCTCATTCTCAGTGTGTTACACGATAAGATGGGTGCTAAAACTTTTGACGAACTAACGGAAGATCAATACCCTGCTGTTGCTGAGTTATTTGCCACTTGGTCTAATGATATGACTACCGCAACAAGTGACGTTGAGCGTATCGTTACTATTGGCGGAGACCAAGGCGCGGAAGGTATTCGGGTTCTTTACACTAACGCAGGTAACGCCAATGGGGTAACACATTTTAATTCTGATGTTTTAGAAGAATTTCTCCCAGAACTTAAAGCATACCGCGAACAATGGGACGCTTACGCCGACTCTTTGAAATAAAGAAATTAACCCGCATCAACCTATTGATATTTTTTTAGGTTGATGCGACAACACAACAAAATTGGAATAATATTATGAGTAAATTTAGTTTAGGTGCTTTTGTAGAGATTGATTGCAGTGGTGAAGAAGGTAAAATCATTGGCACTGCACAATATATTGACGGGAAAGATAAATGTTTGATACGTTATCAAGCCGCTGATGGTCGTGCTGTCGAGTCATGGTGGGATGAAGACGCTTTATCCTTGGCTAAAAGAAACTCCGACTCTGACGCAGTTAAAGAGTTTATTAAGATGAATGCGAAATTTGTTAGTTACCCTTCTAGCAATCCAGAAGATATAAAAATGACAAATTCTGGTGATAATAGCCAAGAACAGTGGGATGAAGAAATCGGTAAGTTCCTTGGAAATCTTGGACATATTGCGATAAAGAATGAAGAAGGTAAATTTATTCTTAAAGGTGAATTGCATCACATAGATTTTTCTGACGAATAATGGGTATTCAACACTCTAATGTAGGTGCATCAATAAGCCATATTTACATGAACTGCAATGCGGCTACCGCTATGTCAAAAGGCTGTCCTAATCCGACAAATGAAGCCGCTGAGTTAGGTACTGCCGCCCATGCTCTTGGTGAATTTTGCCTCACATTAGGTGTTGATGCTTACGATTGTATAGGTTTGGTTTTTAACGGGTTTACTGTTGACACCAGTATGGTAGAAGCTGTTCAATTATATGTCGGTTTTATCCGTAGTTTATCCGCAAAATATGGCGTACCCCCAATGTTGGAGAAAAGGGTGTGTATGTCGTCAGTTGGTGATAATGTTTTCGGAACTGCTGATTGTATTTTACTGACCGAGCGTGTATTAGATATTTCTGATTACAAACATGGTTATGTTGTAGTAAATGTGGAAAACAATACTCAAGCAATTTTTTATGCCATAGCAACACTTGATACTTATCATCTTTGGGATAAAGTGTTGGAAGTGAACACTCACATTATTCAACCAAGAGCCGACCATGAGAAAGGCTCTATTAGAACTTTCTCATACACCATTGCTGAATTAAGAATATGGCAACGTAAATTTTATAACGCAATAAAAAATCCTAACATTATACCTAATGCAGGAACACATTGTAGATATTGTTTAGCGTCAACTAAATGTAGAACTAGAATGACTCGTACTATTGAGTTGGCATATAGATCAACACCCGACGATAAAGTTACAACCGAAGAACTCACTCAGATATTTTTAGAGAAAGACTCGATTATTGCACACTTAAACAAGATAACAGATGCTATGACCGCAAAAGCAAAAGAAGGTCTCAAATTCGAAGGTCTCAAATTGGTTAAAGGTCGTAAACATTTTGTCTGCACCAATCAAGATGAATTTGTTAAAGAGGCGGGTGAAAAAGGTGAGTTGTTATTCGATAAGAAATTAAAAAGTATGTCTGCGGTAAAAGGCATAGTCGGTAAAAACCTGACTGAGAAATATTTTGTAAAACCTGATGGCGCGGCAGTTCTTGTGCCTATGTCAGATTCAAGACCTAGTATAAGCCAATCCGCGATTGGTATTTTTGAACCGATTAAATAATTTAGGAGAAATTAACATGAATAAAGATTACATAAATGAATTGTCAAAAGAAATTTATCAAAACAATGTGAAGATGGGGTGGTGGGATAACAACCCTTGTATCTTCACTAAATTACAGTTGGTGAACACTGAGATTTCAGAAGCTACGGAAGGTGAAAGAAAAGACTTAATGGATGACCATTTACCTAACCGAAAAATGGGAGAGGTAGAACTCGCTGACGCGCTTATTCGAGTGTTAGACATAGGTGGCAAGTTGGGCATTCAGTATTCCAATGAAACAAACTATTTTGACGACTTTATAAGATGGTTTGACGATTCACCGTCCATTGGTAAACAGCACTTGATTTTAACTCTTTACGTCACGGTGTTATCAATTTGTTATAAAAGAAATGATAGCCATCATCCTGTAAATAAAGCTTACAGCTCTTTAATCAATGGGATAATAAAGGTGTCGGATAACCAAGGTTACGACATAAAAAATGCAATGTTCGAGAAGTTGGTTTATAACCAAAAACGTCTTGACCATAAGCGTAGTAATCGTGCCGAAAAGCATGGTAAGAAATTTTAATAAACTAAAATAGGTAAAAAAATAATGAGTAAATTTAAAGTTGGACAGTCTATAGCTTTCTCGACGGGTCTTGGCAAGGTCATGGAAACCTCCCCTACATCGGATGGTAAAACCCAATATCGAGTGCGTTGTGATTTTACAGATTATTGGGTCAGTGAGGGTGAATTAGAACTAATTGAGACTCCTGTTGAGCCTGAGACTCCTGTTGCACCTGAGACTCCTGTTGCACCTGAGACTCCTGTTGAGCCTGAGACTCCTGTTGAGCCTGAGACTCCTGTTGCACCTGAGACTCCTGTTGCACCTGAGACTCCTGTTGAGCCTGAGACTCCTGTTGAGCCTGAGACTCCTGTTGAGCCTGAGACTCCTGTTGCACCAAAAATCCCTAAAACTAAAAAAGGTAAAAAATAATGAGTTCACGTACTATATTTTCTGATTTATTCAGAGTTAGTTACCCTAATCTGAAAATCCCTTATGCAAATTCACCTACCGACACACCTAAATATGGTGTGTCGATGATGTTTCCGCAAACAGGTGTTTGTCCTATTAATAATGCCCCTACATCTTGGCAGAATATACTCACAGCACTGGATGAAGTTTGTCAAGATGAATGGAAATTGACCTTTGCAGAAGCTACAGGCGTGGGTATGGGCATTGAATACCCACCTAAATTTAAAGATGGTAATACAGTTTGGCAAAAAGATGTACAAGGTAATCCAATCCCTAATTTGGTTGAACCAAATGCGGCGGGAATGACCTTAATCAATGTTAAAAATGTTGACCCAGTTGGTTGTGTTGACCCAACAGGTTTATCGGAAATTGACCCTTCTGCTATATTTGCAGGGTCTTGGGCTAAAGCTCAGTTAGAAGTTTCTGCTTATACAGGTAGAAAAGGTCGGGTTGTTTCAATTAAGTTGCTGAATATTATGTTGGCCTATAAAGACACCCCTATCGGTAACAAACCTGTTCAACAATCTGCCTCAGAAGCTTTTGGCGCAATGGGTGTGTCTGACACTAACATTGACACCAATGCTTTTGCAACTCCTGTTGCACCGACTGCCCCTGTTGCACCGACTGCCCCTGTTGCCCCTGTTGCACCGACTGCGCCTGTTGCTCCTGTTGCACCGACTGCACCTGTTGCTCCTGTTGCTCCTGTTGCACCGACTGCTCCTGTTGCCCCTGTTGCACCGACTACACCGACTGCCCCTGTTGCACCGACTGCCCCTGTTGCACCGACTACACCGACTGCTCCTGCCGTAAATAATGACCCTGTGATAATGAATGCGGGGCAACCACCTTATGCGGATATGTTAAAAGCAGGTTGGACGGATGAAACCCTTGTGGCTCATGGTCATGCTGTTGTGAATTTCACGACATGAAACATGCCGTATTAGGTAAATTTATTTACCCTTCAAAGGTTAGTACCGCAGTCAGACGTTCATTAGATTTACTGCCGTTGCCACCTATTTATGTGGCAACGGCAGACTAATGACACCTGAGCAAAAGTCATCCCAAGCTGTGAGGCTTCGCGCCTCAGAGTGGGGGTGCAAATTATTTAGGAATAATTCAGGGGTTTTGCCTGATAAAAACAATCGCCCCGTGAGATTTGGTCTAGGTAATGAGAGTAAAAAACTCAATACTGAATTCAAGTCGGGTGATTATATCGGCATTACCCCTGTACTTATTACACAAGAAATGGTAGGCAAAACTGTAGGTATTTTTACTAATTTTGAAGTGAAGGCAGAAAGTTTTAACTTAAAAGAATCTTATCCAAAAAAGAGTAGAGAATACGCACAAAATAATTTTATTAATTTGGTTAAATCTGTTGGTGGAATCGGTGGGTTTGCTAAAAATTGGGTTAATGTGGATTTTATAATTAAAGAATTTATAACAGGATTAAAGAAATGAGCAATAAGAACAAAATTAAAAGCAAGTTAGAATTAGCCAATGATGCAAATGCAATACGTTTAAAAAATCAGTTTAGGCAGAAACGATTTAAAAAATTGATTGATATTCACGGGATAGCGAATGTTGCTTTAGCGGCAGGTTTAAAAGAATCGTCATTGCAACAATACATTAGGGTGTCAAACCCAATAAATATTAGGGAGGATTCCGTAAAACAAGCAGAAGACATATTACGCGACATTGACCCTGAGTAATAAAAAATGGAATTCAACTATAATGAGGCAAAGAAATTTTGCCAAATACTTGTTGGTGGAAGTGATGTAAATGTCACGTGGCAAGTATTTTTCGACCCTGATAATATGGGTCAAAGACCTGACTTAGGCAAGAATTGGACAGCATCTTTAGACGACTCTTTAGAATTTATTAAATACCGACAATCCCAATTGTGTGGAGTGTATCTCACAGTTAATGAAACTGACGGTCATGGTCGTTCTGAATCAAACATAACAAAAATTAAATATTTCATCGCAGATTATGACGGGATGGAAGAACCTAAATGGCGAGTAGAACCAACATTTACAACGTCAAGAGACAGTACCCACGGTCATGCGTATTGGCGCGTATTGGATGAATGCGGTATTGAAGATTATAAGGTTATTCAAAAAAGAATAACCTTAGTTTACAACTGTGATGAACGTGTCATCGATTTATCAAGGGTGTTACGGTTAGCGGGGAGCTTGCATTTAAAGACCCCTACAGACCCTAAAATGTATTTTGTTGCTAGTCATAGCGGCAAAGAATACTCAGTTAAAGAATTTGTTGACGCTCATGCTATGGATGCCATAGGTGAAGCTGAATTAAGCAATTGGGAAGATAAAAGACAGGCCAACTTATCGGGTGAGGGCATTACTGATAATCCTAGATATGTCGAACAAGTTATAAAGTACGCCAAAACACAAGCTACTCCTGCTGTATTGAATAACGGTGGGAGCAACATTTTACTTAGATCATGTTTGTTTGCGAAAGATAGGGGAATCAGTTATCAAACATGCCAAGAAATATTTTGGGAGCATTATAACCCAAGATGCGAACCTCCTTGGGATGACACACCGCAATCTAAATCTCATTTTTTTACAACCATTAAAAATGGTTATGAATATGCCGATAATGCAAGTGGATGCCATACTGCTGTAGGAGTATTCAAACAGTTACCTCCGATACCCCCACCTGTTGATGGTTGGGAAGAAAATAAGAAATTAGCACCCACGTTACAAGAGGTTGTTGTTACGGGCGACATCAAAAAGACACTCAGAATAACCAAGTTGGAGGGTGAAGTTTTATTGAGCCAATGTACAATAAAATCTGCTCATTATGATTTAGTTAGAGCTTTTGATGGGATGGTTTTTGATGGTGAAAGAATAATAAGAAGTGGTGAAGTCTTTTACGAGTACGATGTTAAAAAACATGTTTGGCGAGTAATAGGCAAAGATGTCGTCAGGGCATTGATACAAAGATTTTTTAATGAATATAAACCTTCTGACACATTTACCAACGGCATCTATAATGTGTTTAGAGATTTTGTGAACCATGAACAAATAGATAACGGACGTTGGTTGAATAACCCTGATGATGAGTGTCGCGACCTTACCTTATTCAAAAATGGCATTGTTGATTTTTCAGATGTGAATAATATAACCATCAAACCACACAGTGTTGATTTCTTTTGCCTTAATAATCTTGGTTATGAATGGGACGAAGAAGCAAAATGCCCCGAATGGATTAAATTTTTAAACACTTTATGGGATACCGTCGATACAAAATTAAACATATTAACCTTACAAGAGTTCATGGGTTATATGTTACTTGGCGACACTTCTTTACAAACTTTTTTAATGTTACAAGGGTTGTCGAGGGGTGGTAAAGGGATAATCACCACTATAATTACTGCCATGATTGGTAAAGAAAATGTGTGTACCCCACCTCTCAGTAAGCTAAATTCTGACTCAACAATTCACCAAATAATAAAGAGTAAAGCTGTGTTAATTCCTGATGCCCACACTGTAAATAGGAACAATAGAGACAATGTATTGAGTGGGTTTAAAGCCATGACGGGGCAAGATGATCTTAGCTACCATGAAATGTATGTGGGTGCTAAAACCGCCTCTGTGAGCGCTAAGGTGGTTATGACAGCCAACACTATGCCTGAATTTGTTGACAGCAGTGGTGCATTGGCTAATCGAATGTTACCTATTGTTTTTCATAAGTCTTTTGCGGGCAAAGAAGACCGTGGATTATCAACTAGGTTGAAGAAAGAAATAGCGGGGATAACGGCATGGGCGGCAAAAGGTATTAAACGACTAAGGGATAACAATAACCAATTTACAAGGTCTAACGACAGTGCCGAAGAGTTACAAGAAATTCGTGAGGAAATGTTTCCTCTTTCCAATTTTGTTACACAATGCTGTAGGGTGGGTACAGATAGAGAAGTCGGCATTGACGTGTTGTATCAAGCGTATCAACTGCATTCTACGATAGGTGGGGTAAAGCTACCTTTTACTAAAATACAGTTCTCTAAGACGCTCAGAACAAGTGAATTACAATTGATTAAATGCAGACCGACAGTTGATGGGGTTAGGGTGTCCTCATTTAGAGGGATATCACTAAATGAGGACATGATTAAAAAAATGGGGGTTGGTGGATTTACCCCTGTTGTTGACAGTAATGTTTAAGTGTTTTATTTACCGAAATCCATCCACCCAACAACACCCCCAACTATTGGGTGGATGCCAATAATGTGTACAACCTCTGCTTTATAAGGTGCTTCAAAATCACAATCGGATAACTTTATAATATTCTTGACCCAACCTATGCCACCTAATGCTAATACTAATAATACTAATAATGCCCATAGTAATTTTTTCATTTTATTTGCCTAATAATTCATCAAACTTGAAATTTGCGTCATCTATAAAAACTTCGAGTAAATCAACACTTGTAATGTTGATTTCTAGTTCACTAAAAACACGAGCAAAACTATATTTTTCCCCACCAACAAACCAATAGACTTGGACTTTTAAACCTTCGTCAAATGGCGGGAAAAGTAAAGTACCACCTTGTGTTATTCTATTTTTTAACTCATTCATTCTTTTCATTTTATATATTCTCCCATTTAATTATTTCATAATGACCGCCAATTTCCATCCCAGTACGGGTAGGGTGAAGTTTCCAAAACTTTCTAATTTGACCAACATTTAGCTCGTGCAAATAAGTTTGCGAATCTTTGCTTATCTGATAAACAACATTATCCTGCAAATCATGTTTAGGGAAAAAGGTGTCGGTAATTTTTACACTAACTGTTTTAGGTGTCTCTTTAATTACTTCACCCTTTAATCCTGCCTGAGTTATCATCATTCCTTTTAAAATTAATTGTTTCATTTTATTAATACCTCATGTTGTTTGATTACTGTGTTAGGTAATACCCCCTTACCTAATCCTATGTCGCTCAAGGTGATGGAATGGCGCATTAGTTGTCGCTCAAGTGACTTGAAGTGTTTAGAACGGGTGAGTTTTTGGAGATATTTATACCCCCCTCTCTTGGTTACAGTTTCTTGAGCGATTAGATTCCTATTTTTATATATGCTAATAATAGAGTTATTATTAGCATCATGTGTATTACTAATAACTAACCCACCTGAATTTATTCTTTTCATACCCCTTCCTGATTTTGGTGTAACTAAATTATCCACTTATTTCTCCTAAGTTTATTTGATGACTAAACATATTAAGTGGATGCTAATTACTTGTTTAATTATCCACTTAAATTAATTTACTTATATTGGATTAACCAATGAAAAGGAGTATATATCATATTAAGTGGATGTCAATAACTTAATATGATATTAAGTGGATAATTAAACTGAGAATAAATTATCCACTTAATCCTGCCACGGTTGGGGCTAAAATTGCCACGGTTGGGGTGTTCTGTAAGTCATTGATTTATAAGGGATTGCCACGGTTGGGTTTCAAACCGTGGCAACCCTACAGCCCTTTAAAAATGCCGATCGGTCAGCAAATAAGCCCCAACCGTGGCAGATAGTAAAAGACTTCTCAAGATGGTATATATAAGTATATATTAAAACCTTGGTTACTGAAAAACCAAGAATCTGAGAAGTGTTTGGCGATCTGCCACGGTTGGGGTGTATTTGCTGACCGATGCCCATTTTTAAAGGGCTGTAGCCTGCCACGGTTGGGTTTCAAACCGTGGCAATCTTTTATAAATCAATGACTTAGCTTTTGTGGCAACCGTGGCAACCGTGGTTAAGTGGATAATACTGATGGCATTTAGAGTTATTCCATTAAAGTGAGGTTGAAATAAACTGATGGCATTCGATGAACCTCTATTAAAGTGAGCTATTTTGACGTATAAAAAATAATGGAAAAAAAATAATAATAAAATAATTCAATTTAAAATAAAAAAAATAAAAAAATTATTAAGTGGATTTTTTTATCAAAGTGTGTTATTCGCAGGTGCGCGTTCCTTTATATTTAATTAAGTGGATTAATTTAAAATAAAACTTGATTAAGTGGGTTATTCTGTTAAAGTTCGCAAATCTTAAATAAATAGAGAATAAAGATCATGGCTAGCAATAACCAAAACTTAATGGGTACTTTGAGTGATAAAGACACTTATAATAAAGTGGTCGAATTGTGCGAATTAATTTGTGAGCTTGAAAATAAAACAGGTTATAGCGAACAAGCAATTAGACAAGGGTATATAAAAATTGTCACTGGTTTGGCTTATGGTTCAATTAAACTAAATGAATTAACTTAAATAAATAGAGAATAAAGATCATGGCTAAACTTACTTACTTAAAAGTTTCATTATTTAAACGTTTCCCAATGTACAAAGATAAAAATGGGGTGCTTACTTTGAAAGTTCAAAACTATAATGAATTTGTTGATTTTATAAAGAATAAAACAGGCGGTTATGAGTGGTTGTTTTCGCATGTTAAAAATTACTTTATAAATCAGTATGGTGTAAGCATTAAGTTAAATTATGTCATTGGGGTAAAATAAAAATGATGAGTAAAATAGTAAGTAAAAAAGACACTCAATTAATGATTAAAGCATTAAGAGAAGCTAATTTAAAAGTATCAAAAATCAATAACGGTTATGAGTGCTTCAATAAAAAAAATGTTTTACTTTTTAAAGCAATAAAAGGTAAAAATAATTATTTAGTAAGAATGAAGGATAATTTATTTAATTAAGTGGATTAATTTAAAATAAAACTTGATTAAGTGGATTATTCTGTTAAAGTTCGCAAATCTTAAATAAATAGAGAATAAAGATCATGGCTAAGTTAGTTAATATGATGAATGGTATCGCCACAAAAGTTAAAATTGTAAGAACAACTAAAACTATGATTGTTGTTGAATATAATGGTTTGCAAGAAAAGTATAATAAAAAAACAGGTAAACCAGTTGGTTATGATAATTTTATGTTGTTAATACAGGAATAAAAGATTATGAAAAGTTTTATAAAAATAGTTTTAATCGGTGTGTTGATTGTCAATGGTTTGCAAGCTGTAAAATCGGTTTATGCAGTTAGTAGTTTTGAACAAAATAATATTAATAAAATAAATGAGGTTTTAAAATAATGACTTTAAAAGAATTCAAAAAATCAATTATTGAGGGTGAATTTTACGCCGCGTATCACCAATTTAAAAATTCTAAAAAAACAACTTTTTTAGGTGTGAGAGAGGTGGATCATGTAAACAGTGTAGGTTTTGGTTTTATTAGTGAAAAGGGTGCTTCATATTGTCGATGGCCTAAAAAAAGTGAACTTGAAATTATCGAAAATGGTTTTGTTATTAATAATGAAATTTGCAAATTGACTTATATTAAAGATGAGGTTTTAAAGTGAAAACAAGCAAAGATTTTAAAGTGGTAAAATATATTTTAGAGTGTGTTGAATATCATCCTGAAACTGATAAAAAAATGACGGTGGTCGAATCAATAGATTATATTAAAAATCGTTTTAATGGCGAAGTTAAATGGCGTATAGAACGTGACGGTGAACATTCCGCAATGGTTGATTGGTTGCAAGGTTTAGCGCTGAATATCGAATATATGAATTATAATATTGAGCTATTAGGCATTGAATGGGGTTATATAACCAATGATTCCACCGATAAACAAAAAGGTAATTTTGTCGACAATTATTGGTCATTAATGGCAACTAAGATATTGCAATTGTTTCGTGGATATGGGGTAAAATGTTATGTTTAAACATATTTTAGAAATAAGCATAAAAGAATGGTTTGATAAAATTAATGGGAACAGTTATTTTTCGTCACGTGTTTATTATGATGATGAATTGATTCTAGTTTTACCTTTCCAATATGGTTATGGCGAACACGGTATAGGGCAAAGTTTTAAAAAAATCATGGGTGATAACCTTATTCGCGGTGCAAAATCATGGCAAAAAAGACAAAATTCTAATTTTATTAGATATCCTAACTTTTGTGATGATAAGAAAATAAAATTAATTACTCATAAAACAGAAAATTGTTTAAAACGTGATGTTATGTCGTGGGGTACTAAGTAATGACTTATTACATGCAACTAAAACCTATTGTTTTATCTTATTTGACCGATTTTAAAACCGATTTTACAACACTTGATAAAAAACAATTACAAAATTATCAAGGTGGTTTTTTATACAGTATTAGAAAAACGGGTACTGATTTATTCAAATTTAATCGTGATATTAGTTTTTTAGATACTGATTATAAAAAAACTATTGAATGGGGTTATACTTTTTTGATGCGAACCAATAATGAGCGTTTTTTTATTGGTCAAAATGGAAAAATAAAAGAGGTTAAAAAGGACGTTTTACAGTCGGAATTTTTAAAATTTATTCAATATATTGCAAGGTTAAAAGCCGATTATGTTTATGTTAATTCCGACTGTAAAGAGCGTGATTTATTGGAATTATCAGAATTATCAGAACTCAAAAAAATAATAGGTGAAAAATAATGAAAGGGTATATTGAATTAATGAAAGCTTATCCAAGGGGGCGGTTTATCGAACGTTATGGTTTTTTTGGGTATTGGGCAAAAATTAAAGGAATGGGTAATAAATTAATTCCTATTTTTGGAATTCAAATAGGTGAAAAATAATGGGTATTCAACATTCTAATCAAAAAATGTTTTTAAGTTGGTTTAATGAATTCCTTAGTATCGAGCGGTTTGCAGAATATTGGGGTATTAGTGAAAAGTTAGCAAAGAAAACAATTAACAAAGGCCGAATAATACATGAATCTCAATTCTCCAGTATTTTCTGGTGTATTGGTCATTAATTTAAAATAGGTAGAATAAAATGGATATTGAAACAATAGAAAGCAGTTTGGTGAATGGTCAAATCAAACAAGCTAAAAAACAAGTTCGTGAATACGGTGTGAAAAAATTTATTATTGATATGTTATCGTTTCACGATTTTAGTGACACAAGTTTTCAGATGGTAGAACGCTATAAGAAAATGATAAGGTTGATAGAATGAAAAATTTTATTGAATACTTAGACTTTGGTGTTATGGATAAAAAAGGGCTTATTAATCCTTGTGGTGACAGGTCTGTTTTTATTTTGGACGGTAGAAATAGTATCGACACAATGATTAATGACGGTTATGAAAACAACGGGATAAGGAGGCCATTTTATCCTTTTTTTAGGGTTATTAAAAACAATCGTGTTGTTTATTCTAATGTAAAAAAAGGATATCATTTAATAGAGGGCATGAGTCATGGTAATTGAGCCTTTTTATTTTTTTGTGGTATTGGGTGTTTTTTTTCCAAAACTTATCAATTACATTCTGATATTTATCGCGGTTCAATGGCTTGTTAAAAAAAATAGAGAACGAGAACGAGAATTAAAACGAAAACGACAATCTAATAAACATAGGAGGTTATTAGATCAAATAATAAACAATAAACCGCTATAAACGCGGTTTTTTTATGCGTGTGGCATAGCCATAGTCATATAGTCATAGTCATATAGTCATAGTCATATAGTCATATAGCATAAGCATAGTCATATAGCATAAGCATAGTCATATAGCATAAGCATAGTCATAGTCATATAGTCATAGTCATATAGTCATAGTCATATAGTCATATAGCATAAGCATAGTCATATAGCATAAGCATAGTCATATAGCATAAGCATAGTCATATAGCATAAGCATAGTCATATAGCATAAGCATAGTCATATAGCATAAGCATAGTCATATAGCATAAGCATAGTCATATAGTCATATAGTCATAAGCATAGTCATATAGCATAAGCATAAGCATATAGCATAAGCATAGTCATATAGCATAGTCATATAGCATAAGCATAGTCATATAGCATAAGCATAGTCATATAGCATAGTCATATAGTCATATAGCATAGTCATATAGCATAAGCATAGTCATATAGCATAGTCATATAGTCATATAGCATATAGCATAAGCATAGTCATATAGCATAAGTATAGTCATAGTCATATAGCACCCTTATGTAGGTTCTTTTCCACTATACTGTGAGTTGCAGGGACGCAGAGGCGCGGTGGGCAAAAACTCAGAATAACTATGTGCTTTAGAGTGCAGGTGCGTTAGAATGCACATAAATACTTAAACCTACCCCCTAGTTTAAATTTAAAATGAGTTTGAGAATAT